GGTGATGCTGACGGTCTGCTCGTTCACGTCCCGCTTAATCGGGCTGCAGTAGAACTGCACATCCCCTTCCCACCAGTCCAGGTTCCGGCTGTGTTTCTCCAGCGTCACCGCGCCGATCACCCGCGCCTCCTGCTCGAGGCCAGGCTGGCTGGAAAAAATCACCGTCCCGCTGCCCTTCAGCCAGTTCTCCACCGCCGGCACGTTCGCGATCCCGTGCACCGCGATCCCGATCGTCTGGATGTAGCTGTTCCAGATGTCCTCGCCTTCCGTCACCGTCAGGTCGCCGGCCCGCCCGGGGATCGTCACGTGATCCACCCGTTCTTCCGGCTTCACCACCTGCGGCGCGGCGTTCAGGATGATGTTCTTGTCATCTGATCTTGTCCCGTTCCACTTGAACCAGTACCTGGTCGCCATTTTCTCACCCCTTTATGCAGCACCATAGCCGCTCCGCTGCCGCCGGTTCCGCCGGTCGATGCTCTCCGTCAGCGCCTCGATCTCCAGCCCGTTGTTCAGGTTCACGTTGCCGAAGTAAATATTGCTGTTGTAATTGGCCGCACGCTCCGGCACGACCCGCTCGCCCTTGTGCAGGATCGCCGGGAAACCATCCCAGGGCACGGAGAAAAGCCCGTTCGCGTACCCGGGCACCTGGAGGGCGCCGGATCCGTAAACGGAACCCAGTCCGCCCAGGTTCGGCACGATCTTGACCGGCAGCTTCATGTCCGCCCGGTTCAGTTCCGCCTGCATCTCCTGCAGGGACTCGTCGCTCAGCGTGGCGTCAATCTCGCCGGTGTAGGCTCCGAAGTGGCCCTGGAGCGCGAGCTGCAGCGCCTGCATCGTCGGGAATTTGTAAAGCGTTCCGTTTGCGGACATATCCGCCCACTGATTAGCAGCGCGCCACAGCGCTCCGTTATGTTGACCGTATTTTTCCATCATGTCCGTGGAAAGTCCCCAGTCCCGGTAATCAGTGCTCCCGAACCGCTTCGCGAGCAGGTCGTACAGCGAACCGGCGTATGCTCCTCCGCTTCCAAGCATAGTCATCAGCAGGTTTTCACCTGTGGACGTCCGGAACTGCCTGAACAGGTCATCCGATGAAAACTGCGCCATGAACAGCGTCAGCGCGTCCGCAATGCCCTGCGCATCTTCTTTGTCACCGAAGTGCGCCATCCGGTTCAGCAGTTCCTCCAACAGCCGCGTCTCCCGGCTGTCAAACCTGCCTGCCTCATATGTGTCGGTATATTCGTAATCGTCCGCCTTCAGCAGCGCGTGGGTTCCGAAAATCATCGCCAGCGAAATCCCAGCGCCGGCAACCGGAGCAATAATCCCCGACATTCCACTCATCCATCCGGCCTTCGTTCCGGTTGCCGCGGCCGTTGCACCAGCCTCCGCAGATGTCGTCGGGACTGTAGGAGTACCGCCACCGGCTCCGGGGATCGTCGGCATCGGATTGTTCGCGCCGGCCCACAGCGTCTTGAAGCCGCTGACGACCTTTCCCAGGTTCAGCGCAAATTGTGCGATCTTGATCCCGGCAAACGCGACCCCGATCGCCTTCAGCGCGGTCTCGACATCGCTCCAGTTGTTTGCGATCCACTCGAACGATCCGGTAATCTTCTCGATCAGCCCGGCGAACGTGCTCACGACCGCCTCCGGGTCGATGGTCCCCATGCTCTCGAAGATCTTGCTGATCGCGTCGCCCATCTTCTGCAACTGTTCCTGCCCGGCATCCGACTGCAGATACGCCGTCAGTTTTTCAAGGAACCCGCCCAGGGATTCTGCGGCCGCCTGCAGCGCGGGAGCCAGTGCGCCGATCGCTTCCAGCTTCAGCGTCTTCCACTGCTGCTCCAGTTCCTTCATCCGGTCGTTCAGCTCCGCCGCCTGGTTGACAGCATCCTCGCTGGCTGCCGGTGCGCTCTCCAGAGCTTCCTCGTACGCCTGCCTGCCGGCCGTAAACAGCGGAATCAGATCGTCCCAGCTTTTTCCAAGCAGTTTTTGCGCCATCGCTTCCCGCTTGGACTCGTCCGTCATCTGCATCAGCGCTTCGCCGGTTTCCCAGAACACGTCGAGGTAATTCCTGGCTTCCCCGATGGTCTGGCCGTATTTGCCTTCGTATACCTCGTGCGTGGCTACACCCAGCTCCGCAAACGCGTCCGCGATGTCGTCACTGTCGCTGACGATATTGATCCTGACCTTTTTCCACGTCTTCGCCAGTTCTTCCGCAGGCGCCTCAAACCGGTTCGCGACGTACTGCATCTGCTGCACTTCCGTCGTTGTCAGGCCCATTTTGGACGCAAGCGTCGCAATATCGTCCGCTTCCGCAGCGCTGTCCATAATGCTGTTGAAAAGATTCTCGCCCAGCTGAACGGCTTTCTTCGCAGCGCTCTCCAGCCCTTTCGTGATACTGTCGATGCCCTTGCTCACCATCTCCAGGCTGACCTTTTTATTGATGCTGGACAGGTTCTTCTCCAGTTCGCTGGCGCCGCTGGCCGCCTTCTGTTCGCTGCCGGACAGGCTGTTCAGCTCCGTCTGGATATCCATCATCTTGCCGGTGGCGCTGTACATGGCCCGCTCGAGCTTCTGGTAGGATTCGCTGGCCTCGTCCACGCCGCGGTCCTTCATGTCCTTCAGCTCTTTCTGGATGCCGGCGACGACCTTCTTCTGCTCCTGCATCTGCTTGTTCAGCAGCTGGGCCTTGTTCGTCGCGTAGATCTCCGCGTCGCCGATCGCCTTGAACTGTTTCTCATTCAGTTTCAGCTGTGCGTCCAGCGTCTTCACGCTGCTGGTCGCCTGCTGCATCCCCTGCTTGAACTGGTTGACGTCGACGCCGATCTTGACGGTCGCTCCGCTCGCCATGCCTGTCACATCCTTCCTGAGTCATACTGCTGCCGGTAGCTGAACAGATCCAGCACTTCCCCCGGCTTCATTCGGTTGATTTCCTCTGTTCTGAGTCCGGCGATGAGCCCGCAGGAGCAGATTCGCCGGTAGGTAAGCTCCCCGGCTCTTTTTTTCGGTTCTCCTCCGCCAGCACCTCGTCCACCGGGCCGTCGGCCTTGTCTTCCGCCGTCTCCATCTTCATCGCCTCGTTGATCACCGCCGTGGTGACCAGCACGTAGGGCATCACCATCCCCGGCTTCATGTGCCGGAGGATCCACTTGTCCGTCAGGTCCGGATCCTGCCCGGCCTCTTCCAGCCCGGCGTTCCCAAGGATCCGCAGCAGGGTGCCGAACTTTTTCAGCTTGTCCTTGCTGTCCATGATCGTGAATTTATATTCATCCGTTTCCAGATCGTGCTCGATGCCGAACACTTCGTCCCGCAGCTGCCCCACCGTGCAGCCGATCTCGTCCTGGATCGCAATCATCTCGAAAGTCGTCAGCGTCACGGGGATCACCCGCCCGCCGATTTTGATCTCCATCTTCTCCCGTGCCATGTGTGCTTCTCCTTTTCTCCTTCGTCCAAAACCACAAAAAGAGGGAGGCGGATTTTCATCCGTCTCCCGTCTGAAACCATCAGGTGCTGCTCGCCGCCGGCACGTTCAGTTTCGTGTTCAGCCAGGTCTTCGCGGCGGCCGCCGTCGCGAACACCTTGTGCTGACGGAACATCAGCTTGCCGCTGCCGTCCACGTCGCATCCGACCGCCCGGCCGTTCAGCGTGGGCGTCCGCCAGGTGATGGAGCCTTCCTTCGTGGCCGTCTCCTGGCTCTCTTCCTGCCACTTGATCTTCAGGATCAGGTACGCCTCGAACTTGCGGGTGCCGCTATCGCGCATCACGCGGATGTAGCCGAAGCCGCCGTACGGGGTCGCCGCGTCGCTCTCCCACTGGGCGTCGTCGCTGGTGGAAACCACGCTCTCGCCCAGGATGCTCACCCGGTCCTCCATCGTCAGTCCCGTGCTCTCGAAGCTGACGGTCATGCCGGTCATGCCGTTGTCATCGTCCACGATCCGGTCGTCGCCGTACAGCGGGTTGTTGTTGACTTCCTTCGTCACGTTCGCGGTCCGCGCTTCCTGCACGACCCGGCCCGTGCCGTAGGTCGGCATGGATCCGTCCACCGCCGCGGTGATCGGCGCCCATACCGGATACATCATACCTACATTGGGGTTCGGCATTGTCTTATGCCCTCCTTACTTGATAATCTCTCCGACCAGCCGCTCCACCTCGCCGGTGATCGCGTCGGTCGCCTTGCTTCTGGAAACAGAAACAGCCTTCCGGATGAAAGGCTGCTTCTTCATGAAGGATGTGCCGGAATTGATGCTGTTCACGATCACCGGGATCGGTTTCGTCTTTCCCGCGATCGTGCAGTATCCGCTCCTGCTGTAGCCGACGGAAGTGTTTACCTCGCTTCCGGTCTTCCGGAACTTCGCAATTCCGGCAGCGCCCGCCGAAACGATGGCTGCTTTCTCTTCCGGGGATGGGTCCCGCATCCGTCCGCCTGCGGCGTACCTGAACGGGCTCGTCCGGACGCTTCGCGCCCCTTTGCTGATCTCGTCAGCCACTACTCCGGCGCCCTTGTAGAGCGCCTTCGCGGCGATGCCCACAGCGGAATCTCCGGCTTTCTGAAGCATCGCCACAATCTGGTCCATCCCGTCGACAGTCTGTCTGTACGGCATCTGTCATCCCTCACTCCTCCACCTGGAATGTCCACTCCCAGTGGAATATTCCGGTTTCAGTCTCATACTGATGGCTGTTCAGGCTCCACGCGCCGTCACAGTGATCCGTCAGCGTGCCGCAGATCAGCGGCACCCATCCGGCGCCGTCCTTCTTCCGGCTGAACAGGTCCACGCTGCCTTCCCAGGCGGTCGCGACCTTGATGTTGTCGCCGTGCAGGCTGTCCGCCTCGAACTCCAGGGCGATCACGCCCCAGCTCTCCGCGTCCGGCCGTGTGTTCCAGGCGTTCTCCGCCACCGGCAGGGTGATCTGGTTCGGCTTTTCTCCCTGTGTCAGCGCCTTCATGGCTGCGACCAGGCTTGTGTATTCCGCGCACATATCAACCCACCTCCGTGGCTTCGGCTGTCACTGTCTCCGGTTCGGGTGTCGGCGCCGCCGACCCGTCGTCCGTGCCGCTGTTGCCCTTCTTCCGCCGGATGTTCAGGATCACGCCGTTCCAGTCCTTGTACGGATCGGCGGTGATCACCGCCCAGCGTTCCCCCTGATATTCCAGCTCCCGCTCATCGTGATAGTCCCGGTCGTAGGGGATCAGGAGCTTGACCTCCGGAGCGAGCCCGATGCCCGCCGCCTGGTACCGCTCCGCCAGGCTGATGCCCATCTCCTGGCATTTCACCGTCCGGCGGATGCTCACCGGATCCTGTCCGACCTCGTGGGCGTCCGGCGAGAACGCGATCAGCACGCAGCTGCTCATCTTCCTCATGCCGTTGTCGCCTCCGTGTTGTAGCTGCTGCTCAGCCGCATGGATCCCTTCATGGATTCATAGGCTTCCTTCAGCTGGTCATAGTTCGGCGGGTTCCCGATCCGCATATTGCACCAGGTGGCGATCGCGGTGGTCACCAGTTCGTCCGTCACGGTGCTGCTGTCCGTGATGGTCCAGTTCCCTCTCTGATCCTGCGTCCGTTCGATACTGATCTCCCCGGGCAGGATGATCTCGCTCGTCCTGGTCAGATCCAGCGCCGCCGCCTTGATCTGCATGATGATCTCCCCGTCGTAGTCGTCTCCGCTGACCGGCAGCATGGCCTTCACTTCCGCAAACATCGTTATCCCTCCGTTGCTCTGTGTGACTCCCTTATGTCCGTGAATTAACACACACGGACCGAAGGGTTCCAAAGGGGCGATCGGAAAGCCCCTTTGATCAGTTCAGTGTTTTACCTTCCAGTCCCTGAATATCTCCCCGGATCCGCTTCCCGTCCTCCGGCCAGATCGTGACTGCCGCGACGTGGCCCACCCGGGCCGTCGGTTCGCACCAGATTTCATAACCCAGTCCGATCGCCCGCAGGCAGAACGCGATGTCCTCGCTGGCCCTGTCCGTCGGCAGGAAGCATTTCCCGTGGCAGCTGTTCAGGACTTCCCCCAGCGCCTTCACCGGCGTCAGCACGCAGGCAAATCCGCACGCGCCGATCCGGAACGCTTCGCCCGGGATGTGATCCTCGTCAAAGCGGTCCACCGTCGGCTCGACCCTCTTGAAGATGGTCGGCAGGTAGGGGTTGTGGCGTGAAACAAAGCGCCCGCAGATGATCTGGTCCGTCTTCCCGCTGATCGTCAGGTCATCCAGGATCGTGTCCTGGAATACCATGTCGTCGTCCAGCCACAGCACATGGCTGAAGCCGTTATTGATGGCGTGCTTCGCCAGGTTGTCCCGGGCGGTGTGCACCACGGTGCCGGATATGATTTTGACCTCGAACCATACCTTGTCCGCGTTCAGCTTCGCCATCAGCCCGATCAGGCTCTGGACGAACTCCGCCCGCATCACGTCATAGCACGGTACCGCGATCAGCAACTTCCTGATCATCTGCTTCTCCTTATTTCTTAGCCGTTTTCGTCGTCTTCTTCGCCGGGGCTTTCGCCCGGGTCTCCCGCTTCGCGGGCGCGGCCTTCTTCTCCGGTGCCTCAATCTGCTCCCGGACCGTCACCGGTACGGCCAGTCCCGCCCGGATCAGGAAAGCGGCGCGTGCCGGCACGACGTCAACCACCACGCCGGCAGCGCCCTTCTCGATCCGGTTATACTTTGTCAGCCGTACCTTCATCAGGTGCTGGCCGGGGTGCCTTCCTTGGTCAGGCGGACCAGCCGTCCGGGAGCCGTTACGGCATGGCCGGCGTAGACGCGGCCGACGATCTTCTGCAGATCCCGCTCAGCCAGGGAGTAGGGATCGTTGATCAGCTTCAGGCCTTCGCCCGCGGGGAAGTTCACCTGCACGGCGCTCAGGTCGCCGACGATGGCGTATACGCCGTTCTCGCTCAGGCTGGTGATCGCCGTCAGCGCACTGGTGGGGATCACTTCCAGACCCGCGAAGGGATCCACCGCGAAGTTGCCCGCAGCGTACGCTTCGATGAAGGCCACCTTGGTCAGGGGGTTCATCAGCACGACGTTGTTGGTCGCTTCGTCGGAGAGGTTCGCCAGGGCCGTCGCGATGGTGGTCAGGCTCGGGTTCATCTTCACGTTCGGGATGCCGACCGCGGTGGACTGGTTGGCGGTGTACAGGCAGTCACGGATGTCGGCCACGATATCGGCGGAGAGCTTCTTCGCGACCTGGTAGGCCAGCTCTTCGTAGACATAGCGGAGGAAACCTTCGCCGGTGGTCTCGATCATCTCGTCGGTGACGGTGATCCACTTCTTGATGTTCTTGGGGATGATGGTCACGATGCCCAGCTCAAGCGCTTCCTCGGTGTGGGCGGAGGTGCCTTCATCGTGCACATAGGCGGGATCGGCGGCCTTCTCGAAGGCGACCTTGACGTTGCCCTTGAAGCCGGTCTTTTTGACCAGGGCCATGATCCGCTCGGTCTCCCAGGCGTGACGGACGATGTCATCCACCAGCACGGGCACCGGCACTTCGCCGTAGGTTTCCACGTTCTCGGTCATCAGTTTCCGGAGCTCGGTGTCGTCCGGCTTGCCGGTCAGTTCGCTCTTCAGGTAATCGGCGTACGCATTCACGTACTCGGGGCTGTTCCGCAGTTCTTCGACTGTCATTTTCTTTACCTCCGTAATCGTTTCTTTGGTCCTTCCGGCGCCGTTCTCGACGGCCTTCCGGGCTTCTTCGGCCTCTTCGGCCTGCTTCCGCAGCTCTTCCAGCTGCACGTTCAGCTGATCGGATTCCTCCGCCAGCTTGCGGGCTTCCTCTCCCAGCGCTTCCAGATCGGCTTCCGGCGTTTCCAGCGCGGCGTCGATCTCAGCCTTGCGCTGCTCGATCTCGCCCTGACGGCTGATGATTTCCTCACTCGTCATGGTTGGGTTCCTCCCGTTTCAGAATCTTCCGGATCTCTCCGATCCTGCGCTGCCGCTCTTCCTCGGCCTGAACCTCCTTCAGGGCCTCGGCGATCAATCCGTCGCCGATGGTACGGCTGCTTATCTCAGTGGCGTCATTGGCCGGCAGTGACACCGCACTGACATCGTAAAGTTTCCCGATCCTCGTGATCGTCCGCAGGATGGTCACATGACCGTCCGCGTCTTTGCTCCGCTTCTTTTCCTCACCGGTTACTGTGAATCCGAAGCTCATCTTGTTGGTGTAACCTCCGGCGATCTCCTCGTAGAGCTGCCGGCCGATCTCCGTGCCGCCCAGGTCGGCGGTCACCTTCAGGCCGTGCTCGTCGCTCTCCAGGCGGAGGGTGCCGTTCCCGATCCGGGCAAACACGCGGCCCTCGTGGTCGTACTGCATGATCACGTCCGCCATGTCCGTCTCCGCGAACGCCTGCGGATCAATCTGCTCCATGACGGTCATGTCCTTGTCCCGCCACAGCTCATAGGGCTGGTTGTAGGTCGTCGCGTAGCCCTCGACGATCTTCCGGTCGTCCTCGCTGCTCCGGATCTCCATTCCCTCGAATTTTCTGTACTCGCGCTTATCCGTTTTCACCGGCATCACTCTCACCTCCATCAGGTTGTTTGTCGTCCGGCGGGTTCGTAACGTCGTAATACTCGCCCCGCGCCGGGATCTGGTTCCCGATCTCATCCGGCAGCGGCGCCAGGTTCATGATCTCCCGCAGCTCGTTGCGGGTCATGAGCCCGCGGTCTGCGAAGGTCTGGATCGCCGTCAGCTTGTCGCTGTTGCTCATGTACTGGAGCCGGTTGCTGGAGAAGAAGATCCGGTTCCCGAACTGCCGCTCCCGCTCCGTGAACAGCATCCGCGTCAGCACGTCGCTCAGCTGCAGCGCCAGCCATTCCACCGCGCCTTCATAGAAGGCCAGCCAGGCGTCGCCGTAGGCCCTGTTCTGGATCACGTCCTCGTTCACCGCGAAGTAGTCGAACACGTTGCCCTTGATCAGCGCCATCTGCTCGGCGTCGATCTTGTATCCTTCCTGCTTCAGCTGGGTGATGTTCTTGTAGGTGTTCGGGAAAAGGATCGCGCCGCCGGAGGTCTTCATGTTCTGGAACGTATATTTGTTGAACCGCTCCATCTCCTTGCCCAGATCCTCGTCCGTGGACCAGTTGTCGCTCTGGGCGCTGAACCGGTAGCTGGCGCCGTTCTTGATGCCTTCCATGAGTCCCTGGCGCTGCATCTTGATCAGGTCCAGCGTGGCCTTCATGGCCTCGTTGGTCTCGCCGAACAGCTCGTTCTTGTACTGGTACCTGGTCAGGATCCCGACCCGGTCCAGCTCCACCGCCGCCTTCTTCTGGTTCCCCAGCGTGAAGCGGATGTACGGCTGCCCGTTGTACTCCACGACCTCCCAGCTGTCCGGGCAGATCCCGATCACGCCGTTGGTCTCGCCGTACTCCCCGACAACCGGCACAATAAAAGCCGTGTTCCTGCAGTACAGGATCACGGCCTCCCGGTATAGGAACTGGCTCCATGTCTGATAGTCGTTCGGCGCGATGCCCAGCCGGTTCCGCAGGTTCGGCTTCGCCGTCCCCTGGATGTTCGGCTGCAGTTTCGCAGCGTGCCGTCCGTGGGCGTCGATCGCCGCCCGGATCAGGTCGCTCTCGAAGATGCTCCCCGACCAGCTGTAGAACATCGGGGTGTACCCCTCCAGCAGCTGGAAGGTCGCCCGGGCCTTCGCGGCCGCGATCGGCTCCCGCTTGCCGAAGATCTTCTCAAAAAGTCCCATTCAATCTCACCCCGCATTCATTAACCGCTTGCCCATTTCGGCCCAGTGGTTCTGCCTCATGCACATCGCGTCCAGGATCGCCGCCACGCCGTCCACGTGCGCGTTCCGGCTCAGCTTCACCAGCTTCTTCCGCGGATGTGCCGAAGTATTGCTTTCGATCTGCTGCGCCGCGTCCATCATGTGGATCTTCAGCAGGTCGTTGTCATTCATACTCCTGATCTTTCCTTCCCGGAGCATTCCCTCAAAGTTGTCCTCGATCCCCGTCAGGTTGTACCCCTGGAACACGCTCTCGCAGTGGTAGCTCCGCTGCTCCAGGTCCTGGATCAGATACTGGGCGCTGTACCGGTCATACCCGATCTGCAGCGGTAGGATCTTGTACTCCTTCCGCACCTTCTCCACCCAGTTGAAAACATCGTGATAGTCGATGAACTCGTCCCCGCTCAGGCTCAGGAACCCGCGGTCGATCATCGCCTGGTACGGGATCCCGTCCCGGGCCGTCGCCTCCGCCAGCCGTTCCCCCGGCAGCCAGAAATGACTCAGCACCCAGATGATCCCGTCCTTTTCCACCAGCACGCAGGCGGAGGACAGGTCCGTCGTCTGGGAAAGGTCGATCCCGATCAGCCCGTAGTGGTTCACGAAATCGCCCACCGGCTTCTGCTCGCTGAAGCACTTCCGCACCGCCTCCGCCGGGATCCATGCCAGGGAAGCGTTCTGCTTGATGTTGCAGTATTTCGTCAGGAACTCGCTCTTTTTGCTGAGCGATCCCTCCGCCACCGCGATCTCTTCCAGGATATAGTCAACGCTCACGGAAACGCCCAGGTTGGGCAGGCTCTTCCGCAGCTCGTTGATGTCGTTCCACTTGTCCACATCGTCGATCATATAGAGAAACGGCGCCAGCCTCGTCTCCTTGCTGGTGCCGTTGATGACCGCCGTAGCCCGTTTCATCAGCTCGTCATACAGACCGCCGTCAATGAAGTTCGCGGTGGTCGGATAGAACAGCTGCGGCTCCGGCCGCGCCCCCTGGGAGCTCTTGACGACCTCCGCCTGGCGGAGGCCCGGTTCTCCGGCGAACGCTGCCGCCTCGTCCAGGATTCCCAGGGAAATATTCAGACCGTCCGACTTCTTCGCGCTGAAGGCCAGCGGCTGGGCTGAGCTGTTGTTGCTCTCGATGTACAGATCCGTCCGCCGGCGCTTCGTCAGCCGGTCCATCATCGGTTCCTTCCGGATCGTCTGATAGATGCCCTCATAACACAGCCGGGCCTGCTCCAGCTTCGGAGCGCAGACGTACACCCGGCTGCCGTACCCGCCGTCCACGAATAGGTGGTAGCACCCGATCCCGCTCATGATCGCTGTCTTGCCCTGCTTCCTCCCGATGATCAATACGATCTCCCGGAACTGCCGCAGGCCCTCCGGATCCATCACCCCGAACACCACCGACAGGAAAGCCTTCTGCCAGGTCTCCAGCTTCATCAGCCCCGGAGCCAGCGGGCCCTCATGGTGGTGACAGTAGCGCTCGATAAAGTTGATCGCCGCGTTCGCCTTCTTCTGGTCGAATGACCACCGGCGATCCTCCAGCCCGTGCACGACAATCTCGTACCACTTCCGGATCCAGCTGCCCACCGTCACGCTGCCGTCACAGATCTGCTGGTAGTACGTCAGGATCCAGTTCCCGTCAGCTGACATCGAATCCGCCTTCCGATTCCTCCGGCGCCCGGCCCAGTTTCACGATGATGTCCAGGATGATCCCGGCCGTCCTGTTCGCCGCGTCCGAATGTTTCGGCAGTTCTTTCACCAGCGGTGCAGCGTAATCGTTCGCCTGGCCGGAAATGTACGTTTTGCTGGTCGTCAGCTCGCCGTCCTCGATGCCTTCCTTCAGCATCTCGATCACTTTCTGCTGCAGGTCGTACTGTTTCGCCGCGGCGAGGAACAAAGCGTTGTTTTCTACCCCGTAACTCTTCGCCATTCTCAGCAGGTCGTCATATGTGGTCAGCTTCTTCGCCATTGTCCTCACCCCCTCGCGGCTTCCCCGCGGCATCTCTAAAAAAGTTATGCGACCTTCGTCCGGTTTTTCGGAAG